CATCAATTATAGATTTTAGTTTTTTAACTATCATCTTATAATCGTCACCTTTTTTTTCTTTGGTAATATTTGCTGTTAATTCTCTTAACTTTACAATGTTTTCACTTTCTTCTGGAACATCTTTATTCATTACAATCTTGTATAATAATTAATTGTTATTTTAAACTCCCTCTCAATTCAGCTAGCTTAGATATGTTTTTGGCAAAATCTTCGTTCACTTCTTTCTTATCGTTTAATAATTTGTCTTTAACACGTAATAGTTTATCCTTTGATTCTAAATCGGCACCACCAAGCTTCGCATCAATCAAATTAATACATTCTCTTAGCGTATTAGTATAAACTACTAGTTTCTCTTCATCAGTAGCATCTATTAAAACTTTTAATATTTGTTTTTCAGATTCATCAAGTGTTGAGTATTTTTCGTTGTATTTATCTACCAACATTGTAGATAACATGCTAGCTGGTAAATCAATTGCTTCAGTTAATTCTTTAGCTTTGTTTCCTTTGATGTAGTTAATAACACTTGTTACATTATCAGTAACCTCACCAATATTATTAGCATTTCTTTTTGTGAAAATTAATTTAGAAATTGATTCATGTAGAGATGAAAGAGTAGGCTCGTAAGTTTCTTCTAACTTACTTTCAATATCTTTTGATAAAGCTAATAACTTTTTGTTTTCATTAATGATATCAGAAACTTTAAATTTTTCTAATAACTTAAGGTTTTCAGATACGAAGACGTTAGCCGACATTGAGTCGCTTTCCAATTTATTTTCGATGTTATTATACACCAAAAATTGAGTTCTTAGAATCTTACTTTCTTTGATTGTTTGAATATATTTTTTAAATAAAAGCTTATTGGCCTCGTTTTTTGTGACAACTCCTTCAGCTAGTATTCCGTTGAATGCATTCTTGATTTTACCGAAATTTTGCATATTCTTTCTTTTACTTAATAAATATCGTTATTTACGGGAAAATCCCAATTATTCATCCAACAACTTATCAATATCATCAATGATGTTGTTAACGTCATTGTTAATTTTGACATTTTTATCGTATATCTTAACTTTATCTTCGTTTATCTTATTATTTGGCTTTATAGATTCCATTAGGATATCCACAAATCTACCACTATATTTTTTGGCTCTAGAATCCAATTTCTTAGCCAAAACAAGCTTTTGTTCTTTTAATAGCTTTTCAGCCTTATTAATTGATTCAGCAACTGTTTCAGCTCCAGCAGCACCAGCTTCCGCTGTTTCAGCTTCTGCTCCAGCAAGTTCACCTTCACCACCTTCTTCAGCAGCTCCAGCCTCAGCCCCAGCTTCCGCTGTTGCTCCACCTTCAGTTTCATCTCCGAAATCTAAATCTTCACCGCCAGCTCCACCGCCTCCGAATGAACCACCTAGGCCACCGCCTCCACCACCTTCAGCTCCTTCATCGCCTCCTTCACCAGCTGGTGGACCACCACCTTCAAGTGCTTTCTTATAATCACCATAGATACGGTCAACAACATCAAACATACCTGTGTGTTTAATAACACCAGCAGTATTTTGTAGTTCAGCTGCTGCTGCTTTTTCCATACGTTGTTCAAGTAAATCTTGTTTGATTTCATCGTCAGACCATCCCATGATTTCTCTGTGTGCACGAGTCATTGACATAGCACCGAAGCCATTACCAGAATCTGATACTGCATCTTTAAACAATGTAACTTTAAGTTGAGTGTGTTCAACCTTAAGCATTTCAGCTTGAGTAGATGGGTTATTAAGTGTAAGTGTAAAATTATCTAAATCTTCTTCGAACCCTAAGATATACAAGTGAATAATAGCAATCTTGTTAAGTTCTTGAAGCATTGATTGTTGAATACGATTAATAGTTCTAGAGAAACGAATATCTTGCAATGCAAGGTTCTTACCTTCACCAGTAGCTTCTTCAAACCCTAAGAAAGGTTTAGGTACTCTAAGTGATGTAAATAAATTTCTTTGTAAGTACTCTATATCTGCAATTTGGTCCAAATTCGTAGCACCAGGCAACGTATCAATTGGATTAGGAGCATCTTCAGTTCTAACAGGAATAAAATAATCTTGGTCATTTGATAACTGATTAAAACGCAAATCCATTTGACCTGTTTGAGGGTCAACAATTGGCATACGTTTGAATCTGTCAGCAATGGTGTTTACATACGCTTCAACATCCGCATCATCAATGTTACCAACATAAATCTTATATACACGTCTTTCTGGAGCTCTAGTTACACGATAAACAAGCATGCTATCCTCAGATAGTAATAATTGTTTCCAAACACGTCTAGACTTCTCTAGTACAGATGTACCATAAGGTAAACGTCTGTCATCTCCAAGTAAACGGAAGTGAGCAATTTGCCATGAGTTGAATTCAACATCACGACCCCTCCAGAAAAATTTAACCTTATCGGATGAACTAGTAGCTTGTTCAGAATTAACTGTCTCTCTACCACTAATCATATCAAATAATCCAGCCTCTCTACGTTCCATTTCATAGTTAGGCATTTGCTTGGCACCAATGATACCATGCTTGTCATCTATATTTAAGTAAACAAAATTATCACCATATTTACAAGTATTTCTTGTAAACATTGGTAGAGATGTGTGTAAGTCTAATCTATTGAAAAATAAGTCCTCAAGGATACCTTTAACACGTTTGCTGTCTGAATAAACATTAAGCATACGGCCATGGTCATTAAGCGTAGTAGATTCTTCCATCATTACATCCAATGCGGCTGCAATTGTAGGATAGAATTCCATAGCTTCAAAATCAGCATATGAACCAATACGAGTTGTCTCATAATTGATAGATTGTTGAAATAATCCGTTTTCAACCTTTTTCCATACTTGACCCAAGTATTTGTTTTGTTGTGCTTGAAGCTTGGCCTTATCAAATTCAGCCTTGCTATCAGTTTTAAGCAATTCCCCGTTTCCGATGTTATATCGTTGAGTTTGTTGTGGTTGCTTTTGTTTTTGCTTAACACCGTCTGGACCAAGTATTTGGCCAAGTCTTTGAAATATCGTTAAATTTTTATTTGCCATAAGTTTTTTATAAAATATAAGCCCTAATTTTTTAAATTAAAGGCTATTCAACATAATCACACTCAACATAAGCTGAATGTTCTTGTTGTGCGTTAACGACTATTAGGTCATAACAATAGGTCGTAACCCAATCTTGCCCCTGTGAACCAGGAATAGCCGAACAATAAAAAGGTCTTTTATTGTTAATTGTATTAGCTTTGGTATTAGCTCTATCGTTAGGTAATGGAGACCATTTATATAATTGAGCCCCATATGTCTTACTGGTAAATACTTGTTTTCCTAACCCCATTTGTCGTTAATTATTTTGAACCACTGAATAACCACATGTATTGACCTGTTGGGTCTTGCATGTTCTTAGCTACAAGTGGATTAAATTTTGGTTTTGGCATAGCTGACTTATTTCTGTTTCCTTGTGAAACAAAACCTGTCCCACGTTCTGTATTAATTTGTTGTGGTGTTTGATTATTAGCTCCACCCACCCAACTATTCAACATAGCCTTATTTTGTTTTTCTAATTTTTCTAATTTCTTAAAAGATGACTCTAAAATCCATAATGCCATTCCTAATGTAATAAGACAATCATCATTGTAACCATCCATATGGTCTGGTCTACCGTTCTTATAAATGAAAGTTTTCATTTCACTTATAAGTCTTTTTGACTTAATTTTAATTGTTTTATTTCTTATAGCTATTTCTAAATTAGAAATCAAGTTTAACCTAACCCCATTTATATTGAATCCAGGTACTTTCTTACTACCTGTTTCATCATAATGTAAGTATGGATATTTAAGTTCAACCATCTTAGAAACAGTGGTATTACCAATTCCAATACTATCAATTACTAAATATGCATTATATAATAACCCATAATTGTTTAATATTTCTGAAAACGTATCTGGCTGAACTTTTCCTTGATATTCCACAACTTGTTCCATAGTGGTAAAATCAATAATTTGAAATACAGAGAAATCGGTACCATCACCTCTGGCTACGTCAGCAGCCATGATATACTTATGTCCTTCTATTGGTTCAGACCATATCCAAACAAAACCGCTATTTCCATCGAAATAAGTTTTATCAATAAATTTAGGTTCGGTTACATTTTCCTTATTATGGAATTCAATATCTTCATCATTTATTACGTTACCACCAGAACCTAAAAATGATACATCTAATTCTTGTGCGATACGTTTTTTATCGTTGTTCATTTTTTTACAAGAATCAACGTACCAAGTAGATGTTGGTTTATAACCATCTTTAACCATCTTGGCATATGATTTTAAATTGAACTCATATTCTGGTATTATTTCATCACCTTTAATCCATTTTAAATCTTTATTATAACGTGGGTCTTGGTACCAATATAATTCAACGATATTGTAATCGTTCAATCCAGCCAATGATTGCTCATAAGTTTTATAATATAAAGCATCAAATCCATTTGGTGTGCTAATAAGTATAGCTTTACCACCAGTACTTAAACTGCTCATAGCAGCACCATATAATTCGGCACCATTATCAACGAAAGCCGCTTCATCAAAAATAAGAAGCGTTGGGGTATAACCACGTAACGCATCTTTTGATGTAGCAACAGCAACTATTTTAGAACCATTAGGCAGTTCAATTTCTATTTGAGAATCTCTGATAAAAATAGTCTTAGCTTCTTTTTCTTTTGACCCATAATATTCATTTCCCCAAACCCATCTTGGTAATTGTGATATATAATCTTTAATACCCTTGGTGAATTTTTTAGCTAGGTTTAATTTATTGGCAATAACGATAATAGTTTCTGGGTTATCCTCACTAGCAAATGCTGCTTTAATAGCACAATATGCTTGTGTTGTTGTTGAAATACCAGCTTGTCTTGGTTTAGTTACAAGATTAAACATATGGTCTTCATATGCTTTTATAATTTCTTTTTGTCTAACAAACAACTTAAACGGTACAAAACTTTTTTGCGTTAAATCAAAAGTTTCTAAATACGTCTCAATACCATAAGTTGGGTTAACCAACGTTTTAGCATACTCCTGTAATATTTCTTGAGTTGTTAGCATATTCTTTTTCTATAAATATGCTGCTATAATGAAAAAGCCCCAATTTGGGGCTTTTCATCGTTCTTGTAATATTTTATTTTAACAAGTCTTCTATGTTAAATGTATCATCTGTATCATCGGAATGACCATCGGAATTAGGGTCATCACCAAGCCCCAAAAGGTCTTGAATATTAAAGGTTTCGCCCGTTTCTACACCATCGGAATTTGTTGGTGTTTCTTCTTTAACATCTCCACTAACTTCTTGCATTGCTTCATTGAACTCATCTTCTTGTAATCCTTTCTTAACTTCATCAACAATACCTTTGATTATTTTTTTACCTTCTTTGGTACCACCCATGATTTCTCTCATCTTAACGTTAAACTCTCTAACTGGTAAAGAAGCTAATTCTGTATAGATTTGATGTTTCAAATGAAAATCATCTGGTTCAATCATGTGTGTGAAACGTTCCCACAATCCAGGTCCCAATCTCATATCCCAAGGTTCAGCAGCTAAGAAATCAGCTTTGTTGATTACGTATTCACCAATTTTTTTATTCTTTGGTAAACCATGTGCTGAAAGTAATTCCATAACTCCCTTAACCAACTCATGAATAAGAACTGGAAATACCATTGCTTGTGCGTAGATAACAGCCTTAGGATTTGATTTATTAGGGAATTGAACCCTAACGATACCACCGCTAACAGCACTTTCTAAACCAGAAGTAATGTAATAAGCATAATCAGCACCAGACATCATCTTAGCATATTTGTTTGGAAGACGTGGGTCTAATTCAGTTAATTCATCATCCACCATGTGGAACATATGATTACATTTTTTTGCAGCACCTTGTGTTAAAGCATTAAGGAATCTACGTTTGTAAACTTCTTCTTTTGCATTAACCATATCATCATGGTTTTTAAATTCCATATCAACAGCCATTGGCTTAGGATTTTTTTTAGTCCCTTCTAAACTAATATGTGGTGTTAATTCAGCATGTATTTCTACAACGTCTTCACCCATATCATATTCTTCACGAATCATTTCAACTGCTAATTTTTCTAGAGCTTTTTTATGCTTGGCTTCAAGCCCCATAGTTTCACGAACCAATGGTAACATTCCATTCATTACATCTTCATTGTTGATTTTATCAACATCATAAGCTCTTTTATAACGTTTAACAACATCGTTAAAACGTTCACCCATAATTTTTTGTTCAAAATTTGTTTCATCCCCTTCTGGGAATATTGGATGTTTACCTAGCGAATGAGTTTGATTTGCCAAGTCTTCTTCTAATTTTGGGTGCATTCTTTCAGTCATACCTTCTGGATATGTTACGCTCTCATCGATACGTTTCTTAGTAGTCATGCTCCCCAATTTAGCTTTCTTTAAAGCTTCTTCAGCTATTTTTTTATAATCGCTCATTACTTTATATCTTTAACTTTAATTGTTTTTATAACTTTTTTTTCACCGATACTTTCAGCTAATTCATTTTTTGTCATTATCTTTCTTTCAACCTTAAGACCAGTTGTATTAACCTTATCCATTTGACCATCTTGTGAAATATCTTTATAACTAGCTATTATCGAACTTAATTTATTTAATGGAACACCTATTTGAGCAGCCATTGCAGTAAGAAATTGAGCTTGCTCAATTGGTTTATCTAACTTGGCCAAATACATACTAAATTTATTCTTAATCAAGCTTGTTAATTTTTTAACATCTGATTGTAATTTATTTACATTTGTCCCAGCATCTTCTGGATTGATTGGTGTCTCTTCATTTACATCACTTTTAAAATAATCACCGAAGCGATATCTTTTAAGTGTGTTGATATCCATGTAATCTTCATCTGGACCTAATTTAACACCAGACTTAGCCATCTCTTTAGTAGTTTTAAACTTAGCAACTATTTTACCTGTTTTAATGTTAACAAAAAAATGTTTATATCCTTCTAATCCAGCTAGGTTTAAATAATCCATGAAACCTTCTTTATCATGAAAACCTTTTTCCTCACCAGCATAATCATAATCAGTTTCCGCAATTGCTGGAGCCAATTCTTTATCAATCGTATCAATATTGTCTGCTGGTAAATCACTTGGTTGTGGTACTCTAGCAAAAAATGGTTTGGCAATTGTATCTTCGAAATGGTCAGCTGGGTGAATAATGTTTAACCCATTCTCATCAACTTCATCATGACAATATACTGCCAAGACAACTTCTTTAGAAGGTGTAATACCTCTAACCATTTGATATTTTTTATCAGCAATTGAAAATGGTTTAGATATTTCACCAGTCTTAGCATCTTTCACATTAGAAAGATACTTGATAGTAGCTTTATCTTTTGGTTCAATAACTGCTTCAGCACCATCTTCAGTAACACCACCTATTTGTGGCTTTTTATCAGTTAGTTCAACCTTATCGGTTGGTTTAATTTTTCCTCTAATCTTGTTAAATGTATCAACATCCATTGATAAATTCGTTTCATTAACTTTCTTTTGCATGATTTTGTATATTATATTTTAATATTAGGTCTTTTTCATATAGCTTGGCTTCAACATCTTTAATTGCATCACCAAATTTAAAACATAATCTTCGGTCTGGATAAGAATCATAAGCATTTATATTCTCCCAAGCCAAAGCAATTACTCCATCAATTGCATCCCAAACAGCAAATGTATCACTGTTTTGTATTACATCTAACTTTAAGGCAGATTCAAGTCTACCAACTCTTTTAATAAAATTGTCATGTGGTGCATGTGGTCTTCCAGAAGCTGGAAACGTATCCCATTCATCACCATCAATATTTTTAGTAGAATCAGAAAAGATAAATTCATATATGTAGTTATCTTTGTAATCCTTACCAACCATGTTGACATATATTAAAAAAAGCTCATTCATTATTTTTTAGCTTTTGTTAAAGTCGTTAGTTTTTTTT